ATCTCGTCTCCGTTGGTGGTGATACGCATAATCCAGTCGTCGCCGGCATCAATCACAGTTTCCTTAGTGTGATCAGTCGCGGAACGACCGCTCACGAAGAATGTGATGTTGCGAACATACCACACGTATTCTGTGGTGATCGGATTGCTATCACCAAGTACAGTCTTGTTGACATACTCGCCCATAACAGTACCCTCGATCTGAATCGAGAATCCCGAGTAGTCGCCGTTGATGGGGATGAAGCCGTTCTTGATATTAACGATAGCAGTAAAGTTATCGTTATTGAGAGCGGGATCGTCTGTGTGCTCAAGAACGGTCGACAGATACCTAGCGATATCCATAGCGCCGCCCTTCTTGAGCTCCTTCTGCGGATGCATCAGATCATGTGACCATGTCCGGTCATTTGGGACAATAGTTTCGAACCAGTTACTCATAGAGTTAACTCGCCTTCCTCTTGTAAGCGCGCCCAGATAATATCATCTCGACGTCGCCGTGATTTCAGAGCATCAGCTCGACTACCAAGGAACAGGTTATCGAGCTTATTGTTCGCAATATCGCCATCCAAATGGCATACATACGAACCTGTAGGCCAGCGCTTATAGAACGCCGCCCACACCACCGATGCGACCGACTTTTCGTGAGCCTCACCGGGAGTCGTGTACAAGCGTACGTACTGCGTCTGGGTACGCCTTCGGGTGAACGGCTTCAAGATGTTGCCAGTATCCACTCGCTGGATCATTCCGAGACGGTTTGCTTTATAATGGGGGAACCCAGGAACAGTTGCCCAGTTCTCAGCATCTTCAACGTACACTGTATGCTCCTTTCATCTAAGACGGGGGCAGACATTTTACAGCCCACCCCCGCCTTAAAATATGATCAGTCGAGATCCGCGTACTTCGACGCGAACGAAGCTGATTCGTCGTCCATCACGACGTAGAGTTCCTTCACGTAGGCACTAATGCCCTGCTGGCCACGGACATCGTAGACCGACGGGTGAATAACCACGTCTGCGGTCTTGATCGTGAGGTTGTCCAGGGTTCCAACGGTATCTTCGTTGAGGAGCTGCTTGCGACCGCCGGTAATAAGCCAGATAGCAGGAGCCCTAAACTTATAGGACACCTTGACTCCGAGGTACGGACGCTCGGGGTCGAGCTCCCCGTCAGCGTTCTTGCGGAACTTGACGTTCCAACCATCTCGTTCGAGGTCCTCGACGAGGTTAAGCGGAAGAGCGACCGAGAATTCTCGCTTTCCTCCTTCACTGTTGTATCGCGTGGGGGACCCTGCGAAATTTGTGAAGAGAATCTTCGCGTCCTCAATCATGAGGTCAGAAGGGTTGTTGCGGTTGTTGAATGCCATGATGTTTTCCTTTCTCAACGGCAGAAATATTCGAGATCGACGTACTGTTCGATCGCTTGCTTCGCCTCATCGGCGAGCATCTCGGAGTAAGATGTATCCACATCCTGCTCCTGATGCAGGTATTTGACCATCTCAGCTTCTTTCCAGAAGAAGTTCTTGGTCCCAACTACGGCGTCTTTGATTTCGCCTTCGCTGTTCATCCGAAGCAGTTCGCCACCACCTCGTTCGGGCTTGATCGGAACAAACGAACCGACCTTACCAACGAAGTGAGGCTCCTGATTCGGAAATGCCAGATACATCGCAGTTTTAACCTGCTTCGTCTGTACATAGTCGTTGAATTCAATAGGCTCCTTGGTGAAGAGCTTCTTGAAGACGTACGGTTCCTGGAACTGTTTTCCGGTAGCTGTCCACCCACCTTCGTGAGGGAATGCATACTTGGCGATATATACAGCCTTGTTCACGAGCACCATCTTGGCATAGGTGGCCTCGTGTTCAAAATCATAGCCATATCGCTTCCCGAAGCTAATCACCTTCTGAATATCATCAGGTGTGGCATTCGGGATTTTGATCGAGTCTGTTTTGATATGAGCCACGGACAATCCGAGCTCATCCTGCACATAGTGCTTGAGATCGATCATAAACAGCGCCCCTCGCTTCGCGACTATATTATCGATGTTGCGAGGATCCCATGCAGGGTTGTCAAACTTAGCGCTCGTCAGCCCATACATGGAGTTGATCGGAATCTTGAGAGCCTTGCCGAGTTCGTCAAGATCATAGTTGTTCGCGATCTCAACAAGACGACCGTCGAAGAGATTACCCAGCGCGTTAAGGTCCTTATGCTTAATCGCCACTCGAGCCTGCTTGAGCTCACTGTAGCGCTGAGTATAGGGACCGAATAGGTCGAGTTGCTCAATCGACGTCGGATGCATCGAAGCGACGTCAAGCAAGGCGACGTTTTCGTAATATCCCGGTTCGGAATATACGTAGCCACCCTCCCCGGGGTTTTCGCCTCGATACGAGCTGCCCTTGAATTTATCAAAGGTATATCCAGGGAACATCTCACTGAGGTCAGTATAGACGAACTGGCTCTTGTCAGGTCGCCTATCTTTTCCAAACACCAGAGCACATGTGTGCTGATTGGTGGTGTCATTAACACTCAGACCTGAGAGCTCGGCAAGGATCTTGCGAGCGCCCCAGTCACTGGCCAGATGATCAAACACCTTCTCAGTGGCCTTGACGTCATTAGAGCAGTACGTGATCACGTCATTCCAATGAGACTCCGGTACGGGCTCGTCCCAAGGGAAATCAGACTCGAGGTGCTTAATCCCGAGCTCGATCTCCCACTTCTTTAGGCTCTGCTTCTTCGTCGAGAAGTCGTAAATATCCGTGTAGGAGAGGTTGTACGCCTCACGGAATGTTGCGTTCTTCTCGTTATTGATGATCCGCTTAGACACCTCATACAGCTCAGCATTGGAATATCCAAGACTCGCCGCGTACATGATGTGGTTGTCGTATTTCCTATTATTGAAGCCAATAAGCCTCAGTTCGAATAGCGACTTCACCTCCTTAGCTGAAGGATTAGTCCGGAAATGGACAACGTCTTCACCCGGGAACTTGTAGCAGATAACGAAGAGATTTGGAAATACTTCAACATCATAGAATGCGATGCGTCCGTCTCCGTCTTCTTGAACCTCCATCTTGTCTTCCGACTGGAAGCGCATCTGCTGGACCATCTTGAGACAGCGCTCCGACTGATTAGTCGACTTCATCGCGAATGCAGTTACGGCATTACGAGCGTCCGTTACATCATATGTAACCCCAGACTCGTAAGCCTCATCCAAGATCTTCTTAATGAAGTCTACATTTGGAGCAGTGTTAGCGTGCACCTCTTTGCGAAGTGCTTTCGCGATGAGAGATCTTAGATGATTCTCGTCCTTGACATGCTGCTCGTTGATCATCTTTGGAGCCTTTGCCGGGAGGTCTCCGGGATAATCTGCAATAGCTCGCCCGTTGTGAAGGGAGAGCCTTCTTCTGAGACTAGCTTTGCCGCGGAAACGTTTGATCTCCACTTCCGGACAATACTCGGCAGTGGTATCGCGATCACGAGGGTACCGGTAGATGAGGTGTAGTCCTTGACCACCTTTCGACACTTCCGCATATGTCTCCGGCCAAGCAGAAGCAGCAGCAAGATTGCGATTGAGATCTTTTTCACCGTTTTCTCCTTTCAGATCAAAATCGATGCAAATATAATCCTCGGGCATCAACACATAATGCTCGAGTGTGGGGTCCAGATCCTTCAGTGTGGTATCTGTATACATCCACGCTTTTTGCGGGGTTCCGGCATCAGATGAGTACTGGGCTTTGCAACCTCCGAACATCTCATCAAACACAGATGTTTGGCTAGAATATAATTCAAGCCAGTTATCTGTTTTGATGGGATTAGGGGTCTGTTCACGACTATCGAACTTGTCACTCTTGAACCCTACAAATAGACTACGATACGGCACGCCATCGATCATAATCCGTTCATGGTATTCCCGAAAATATCGACGAAGCTCGGTCTTAAACCTATACCGAGGCATTCGGTATTGGATACCTGTCTCGTCAACATAATCCTTATAATCGGAATATGCTTTTGCAAGTGTTACCCGATCATCAGCACCCCAATCCTCATACATCTCCATTACGAAGTTATACACAGGGTTGGTTTCTGAGATCATAGTCTGAGACCGATAATCTCGATAGTAGTCCGGACCAAGACTGCGATACACGTCAACACAATGCTTGGCGATAATCCCGAGTTCTTGGTAGACCCCATCCATAATGGTCCTGTATTCGCTCACTGGTAGGCGCCTACCCGACGGAGTAACATCGAGCAAACGCCTGGGAATACCAGAGTTCGCGTCAGTGATCTTGACCGGATTATTGGAGGCCATGACAAGAGTTGTCGTGATCCTTAGAGAACGCGGGTCTTTGAACTTCTCATTGATGAGCTGCACCTCATTTGAGATAATTGAGTTAAGACGAGTGTTCGTCTCAATCCGACTCAAATCGCCGTCATGTTCGATAGCCACCAATGGATCATCGGCAAATGCACTGAGCGCAAATGCATTATTTCGCTGAGCGAGTGCCTCCGAATCAAATGGTACACAGAATTCTCCGAAGAGCTTTTGCATCACATTCAGGATCGTAGACTTACCCGAACCGGGGTCTCCATAGAAGACCAAAAACTTATCGATGGCCCGACAGTCGCCTGTCAGAATAGATCCGATAAACCATTCGATCTTCTGGCGTTCTGGCGGATTATACAGAGTATCAACCAGTTTCATCCAGCACGTGGCCGCGCCGTCCTCAAGCGAATATGGAAGCCGGTACGAAACATGATCCTCTTGACGAACTGGCGTGTCGGCAAATATAGGCATTCGGTCGAGAGGACGGTCAGTATCGACCATATTCTTTGACCACTGCCTATACTGTCTCCAAACGCCGTCTTTATCCCGTCGACAAATTCTTGGAATTAGGTTTTGAATTCCAGAATTGTTTACGTAGTCATACACGTCACTATCAACAATGTTGATGACATCGTTTTCGTTCTTCGACCAAAGACCCGTCTCAGGATTCCAGACTGCGATAAAGTTGCCGTTACGCAGCATGATGTCTCTGGAATTTAGATACAAGAAGTTGGGTCTGGCTTCCATCATGCCGGCTTGACCCCGCATAGGGGCGGTTTCAATCTCGTAGAAATCCACCCGTAAGCCTCCTTAGTGGTACGGATCGTACAAATTAGCCCACTTAATCATTTGCGTGGTCAGTGGTGTCTCTAGAATATCCGCCCCGGGGATTCGGAATAATCCTCCAGATCCGTTTCTTCCATACGTCCGATACATTACGCGCTCAGCAATCTCTAAAGCGCCCTCATGAATTTCAGACGGAAGGCGCCCGTCGTCAGAATATGACCGAGCGCCCATGTTAAGAAGAATAGACTTCGTGAATACTTCGCGATCCTGATACAGCATTGCAGTAAGAGAATCGGTAATACTCACGAAGACCTCAAGGAACGAGGCGGGAGCCTGCCTCGGCGAAGGCATCGACGTTTCGTAGCAGTATTCGTCCCGCATCCGAAGAGCCTGAACGGCCTTATCTTCATCTTCAGGAATATACCACACGAAGTCGAGTTCATCCCACACCGAGGCAAGCTCTGTATAGTTCTCGAGACACCCTCGTTGAATCAACCAGGGTGTGTACAGCATCTTAGATACGATCCCAAATCACACCGTCGACATTGAAGTCGACAATGAAGTTCGAATCAACGCGAGTGTAGTCATCACTCGGGACTCGGTAGATGGATGCATCGAAATCTCCGAAGGAGACGTAGTTGTCGCCCTCACCGTTCTTCAGCCATCCGACGACTGCACCCTCACGAGTACGGCTCAGACCGAGCTGATCGAAGATCTCGTTGAGGAACAGATGTCCCTTACGCTCGAGGCGACGATTAGCCCACAGCTGAACAGCTGCAAGGTTCTGAGAAGTGTAGTCCTCGTTGGGGTCCCAACAAGTAGAGGACTCCTCAGCAATGATGCGTGCATAAGGCGAAAGAGCCTTGAGCGAGTTCACGACTGCGTCAGACACATTAGCAGCGTCTGACTTATTGTCCGACGACAGGATCTCCTCAGCAGACTTACCGACGTTAGGCAGCTTCGGCTTGAGGATCTTCTCGACCGACTCCTTGCCAAGCGCCTCGACCATAGTACGCTTATAGCCGTCAAATGCGGTCTGCAAGGTCGCATACGCGGCGCCCATTGCAGCCAGACGCTTCTTCGAGATCGAGTTCGAGAAGTAGATCATTGTGATCGTGGCTGCACCGACGATGGCCGCAGGTGCAACAGTGCGAACCGTATCCAGAATAAACAAGATACGATTCTTGCGCTCGATCTTCGGGACGTCCTCGTCAGGGATGGTATCTGCGTTACGGAGACACTCCTTGCGGCGGTCCCAGTCGCGACCCTCGACATCCTCGAATCGAGTGCCGGCCTTCCAGGCCAAATATCCCGTAGCGATAACACCGGCAGACGCGGTAACGGAAAGAATAGTAGGGGCGTGCTTCGAAATACGAGCAACCCCCGTGTAGAAAGCAGTTGTGATAGACATTTGAAATATGCTCCTTTCAGGGCAGAAGATTACTTAATTGGTTCGGGACGGTCGGCAGACACAAGCCAACCTTCCCGGATTTGACGAAGCTCGAAAGCGTCAGTAGACGTCCAGCCCCAGCGTTCGTCAGTGTATCGGGGCTGGATGCCGACAGAAGACATCAGATCTGCAACTGAGACCTGACCGTATTGCTCGATTGTGTCAGCAATATACTCGATGACATCGACAGCTTCACCCCGTGTATCGAATACGAGGTCGTCAACGCTTGTCGGCTTAGGTTGACGTGGTGCGCGATCTCGTTCGCGCGGACGGTAGTTAGAACTTCCGTAATTTACACGGGAGGAACTAGAATATGACGTGTAACCTGTAGTCGGACTACGCCGGTCAACCTGACCATACAGCAGCTGCTGAATTCCCTGTGTCACCATATCGGTGATGGCGTTCTTTGCTGCCGGAATAGCGACATCCACTACGAGATGCTCAGCAATCTCCGGGAGATCCTGAGCGAAGAAGGTCGCAAGAGCCTCTTTGATACGAGACTTTTTGACAACCTTTGCTTTAGCGACAACCTTCTTCTCGGGGGAGGCCCCCTCCTTGGCTTTATCAGAGTTGCCAGGGAGGGAGACCTCAGGTCGAGTAGGCTCGATGGGAACGATGCCCGACATCAGTTTGCCTCGGCGAGCTTCTTGAGCTCTTCGAGAGAAGCGTTCGGGTGTTCGTCGATGAGCTTCTTCGCCTTGCCCATGATGTCCTCAGGGAAGAGTCCTGCGAGGAACCCGGTGGAGAACTTGGGGTCGGAAGACAGCTTGTCCAGAAGGGCGTCGAACGCTGGCGAAGCCATGAAGGCCTTCGTCGCACGATCGTCCTTGAAAAAACGTCGACCGTCTTCAGACCTCTCGCCATAGGCCTTCGAGACAAACTCACAGAGGAGCTTGTATGCATCCATAGCCGAAGCTTCGCCGCCATTCACGATTGCGATCTTGGCCGAGAGTGGCGTACGCTGGAGTTCCATGTCCATGAGCTCCCCTTTGGAGAGATGGAAGTGAAGCTTCTCCTCGGTTTCCTCACCGAAGAGATTGGTGTACTTTACGGTTACAGCTTGCATCAGTTGTTTTCCTTTCGAGAAATGGAGAAGATGTAGATAATCGCGCCGATCGACGCGATCGCGATAACCAGAACTGCTGCAATTTCTGCGTTAGTTCCGGTCTTAGCAAGCTTGGCCGGCTTGCTAGGCTGAGTTTCAGGAGCCTTTGCAGTGGGGGTAGTCGTCGGATTCTGAGTGGGAACCTTTTCGAGCGGAACAGGCTCCGTTGTAGTGGGGTTGGGAGCCGGAGTGTTCGTACCAGACTGCGGAGGATCGTAGTGCTCGATCGAAGGAGTCGGGAGCGGAACGGGCTTCTCGGGCGTGCTGGGAGAAGGCGACGGGTTCGGTGCTGGAGCGGGGGTCGTCCCATCACCATTGGTTCCACCATCGACCTTCACATCAATCGTACGCTCGAGCTTGAGTCCGTTGACCGTGGCGACGTTAGTTGCGGTCTTAGACCCAGCAGGAGTGGCCATCGGCTCAGGAGTGTATGTAACACACGTCTTCACGCCCTCGGGAGCCGTGAATTCAATCGTGTAGTCATTAACTCGGACTGCGGTGATGTATACAGAAGTGTTGGGATCCCAGGTGTCGCCCCTAGTACACTTAACAGAGGTGCTGAGCTTGGTGTACCCGTCGTGGACAGAGTACTTGACTCCGCCCTCCGCAATCCAGGTGATCATCCAAGAGGTGGTACCGTCAGGATTGACCCATCCCCACTTCGAGTTCTCCGGCTTAGCGTCCTCGTAGTGACCACCATTGCAGTCGCTGTCACAGGCGCTATCCCAGTCCTTGTCACCAAAGATGAACGGGTAGGCTCGACCAGCGATCGAGATCTCACCCATCTTCTTGCCGACGACCGACTCCTGAAGACGCGCACTGGTCCACCAGGTACCCGAAATATCGGTCTTGGTTGCGAGGGCCTCGGGAACGTTATCCACCATGCAGGTGAGAACGCCCTTATCAGCCTTGCAGTCGCCGATCTTGTCTCCGGAGTCCACCGTGAAGGGGAAGTCGTACGCCCAGTTAATGACGTCAGATGTCACCTTAAATGTCTGTCCGACTTCAAGCTTCTTGGTAGACCAGGTTCCCTTGACAGTCACGGGAGACGAGACCTGGGAGCTGCCAGAGGAAATGGCGGTGATCTTGGCGGTGATGGGGGTGCTCTCCGCAAGGGCAGGAGCGGCGACACCGCAGACAAGAGCTGCTGCGATACCAATAGATGCGAGTGATCGCTTCATGATCAGTTTTCCTTCCAAATATTTAAGTTTCGGGCGGTTACTTGTTCTGGCGGTTGCGGTACTCCTCGATGTACTTCTCAAGCTTCGGGCCGAAGGCCTTAAAAAGGAGGAAGCCGACAAAGCCGGTAGCCGCGATCTTGCCGGTACCACCGCCGAGGATCTTGGTGATCGCGTTGATAATCATCATGAAGGTGACGAAGGCGAGAATGATGATGAGCATAATAATGGAGCCGAAGGTTTCCATTGTAGTGACTGCCTTTCAGTTCAGACAAAGCCTATAACCCGTGTTAGGGGTTATAGGAGAGAGTTGGTGAAAGTCAAATGAGCTGACTGTCAGTGGACTTCACAGAGTCTCCGCTGTGCTTTTCACGAAAAGCGGCAAGAGCATCGTTGAAGAGCGAGGGGCCAGAGGACAGGGAAGCATAGAAATCGGCGGCGAGCTGTTCGGCTCGGTCGTTAGCAATGCGTGCCTGACGCTCAGTTTCGACAGCTTCTCGATGGTTCTTGTACGCTTGGTACGCGATAGACGCAACGGAAACGGCGATGAGTGAAAGTCCGGTGACACGGTTGTTCATGATGAGTCCTTTCATAGGGTTTGGTTCTCATCATAGCCCGTGTTTTTTAAACCTATACGCCCGGTAAGGCGTATAGGCGAGACGTATTCAGCGTGAAGAGTTCTTCTGTTGCTTCTTGCGAAGACGAACAGGGTCAAGGGCGTAATTAACGCCGAGGAAACCGAGCAGAATTCCAAGAGAGAACATAATGAGTCCTTTCATATGTGGTTAGTTCTCACTAGGATCACTGTTTTTCCTGCTCGGCCAGAATTTCGGAGGATCTCCGTATTCAATTGGCTCGTCCGTGAAAGTGACCTCAGTCACAGCTCTTCAACCGATCTTGAACCAGTTCGGCTGAGGCGCCGGATTAAGCGCGACCTCGACAGCCGGCGAACCGGAGGGCAGGAGCACCGGACGGAACTCAGGCTTGATTGTGACGCCTCCTTCCCAGCCCAGCTCGTCACCGATACCAGTCTCACCAACGTGAATCTGCGAGTAGAAGTCGTTCAGAGGGCAAGGACCAAAGTTCAGCAGGTCCTCCGAGATGTTGTTGCAATAGCCACGGATTTTCTCCGCGGTCGAGCGGAAGGTACGACCGGTGATTGCGTCCTTGCAGAGGACCTCTTCGTCGCCAAAGAGGACCATCGAACCAGCGGGAAGCTCCTTCTGAGCGGTCTTCTTATCAGAGGTCTTTCCTCCCTCCTTGAGGACCTTGACCTGCTCCACGACCTTCTCGCGAAGCTCGGTCAGGTTCATCTGCGAAACGGAGTATGCTGCGGCCAGCGCCTGGTACTTCTTGTATGAGACGTTGTGTAGCGAGACAATCGCGAAGATCGTAACACCCAGCGAAATAGCGGCCGGCACATAGGTCATCCAGTTGCGCTTGGTGAAATCAAGCAGGTTGTCGGATGCACCGTTGTCATTGACGACAGCCTTGGCGTGTGCCTTACCCGAAGTGATAGCGGTCGCAACAGACGCTGCGATACCCAGACCCGTGATGAGGATCTGCGGATGAGCCTTAACCCAGTTAAGGGCAAACTTGATGGTACTCTTGATGGACATGGTTGTGCTTCTTTCTTGAAATCAGAGGGAGAGGATGTAGGTGGTCAGGTCGAGCCCGAGAATAGAGCTTGCGGAAATAGGAATGAAATTGGGGTCGGAGCCGACTGCCAGAGAGTCGACAAGAATATACGGGTGGCTGCGTTCAAGATCATCGACGATCACAATGTTCTTGACGAATGCTCGGCGGCGGTCAGTCATGACAAACCGGAATGGGACAATCGCATACTGAGATTCTGGCTTGTCAGCCTCATCTCGAGTGACCGTCACACGCTTACCTGCGCCATTTACGAAGGTAATATCCTCGTGATACGTTAGGGTCTTTTCAATCAGCCTAACAGGGGCTCCGTCGAAGTACTTGCCAATGAGCACACCGAGTGCAGTCGTCTCGATCTGGTTTGGGCGGACAGGCGCGGAGTGAGCCAGCGAAATGGAGATGAGGCCCCCGTCAGGGACTGAGAGGTCTGTGTTTTTGATGTCGAGGATACGTCGTTCGGTCATGATTAGCTCCTTGTGAGTTCGTCCAGTTTCCGTTTGAGTGTTTCATTTTCGGCTCTGAGAATCACGAGTTCTGCGTACATACTTTTAAGGTAGTATTCCGCCACGATCAAGAGTAGAGTTGCAAGCCCGAATAGAATAATTCCTAAAAAATGCATGATGAAGTCCTTTTCGCAAGAAAGCCTATACACCGTGTATGGTGTATAGGGTTGAGATCAGTTCTCGTCGGGGTACTGCACCTTGAGGTGTAGCATCGAGCAGAGAGTCTTGGAGGCTTTCTCGGCCTCTTCGCGGTCGGTAGACATGTACGACTTGCGGAAGAGCTGCTTGTAGTAATCAGTAGCAGCGGCAAAGCCGATAACATGCCCGCCAACAAACGCGGCGAGGGTAATAGCGAGAAGTCCAAGGCTGTTGGTGAGCTTTGTGGACATGGGAGTTCCTTTCAGAGTTGTTAGTTCTCATTAGGATCTGAGTAAAATATGTCAAAGCCTATAACCCGTGTTATGGGTTATAGGATTGAGGGTTCTCAGAGGAGCAGGTCACTCATCCGAGTCGGAGGAGTCCGAAGATGCACGCAGACCAGCAACGGTCATGGCGCCAAAGAAGATCGCGACGGAGCTAAGGGCAGCAACCTTAGCAACCGGGATGCTCTTTTCGGCGACCGACTTAATGCGGTCCGAGAGAGGGGTCTTCGGGGTGGTCTCTTCGAGTTCGGTCGAGTTGGACATGGTGAGTTCCTTTCTTGAGGGTTAGTTCTCATTAGTATGCGAGTACTTTTTGCGATACTCTTCAACTAATTCAATCACAGGGTTCATCGTGTACTCAGCGACGAGAGATAGCACCCATAGACCGAGCAGGATAACAAAAGGCGCGAGTATGAGCGTGAATGTCACGACTACAGCGAGCATAATGGCTCCTATTTTGAAGGCAAAGCCCATAACCCGTGTATGGGCTATGGGGGGTGAGGTTCAGTTTTCTTCGATGTCAGGGGTGCGGAAGCGAATTCCGAGGTCCTTGCGCAGGAGCTCCTTGCAGAGTTCGCGGAGCATCTGGTTCTTGCCGTAGCAGGAGTAGTTGAACAGCTTCTTGTAGAAAGCGGTCCGATCTTTCCTGCCGAGGTTGTAGAACACAGGTGCCGCGATCGCAAGAGTAGCGGCGGCAACGAAGGAGTAGGTGCACTTCGACATGAGAGTGGTCCTTTCAAAGAGGGTTGATATTTCTCATTAGTAGCCGCGTAAAATATGTGAAAACCAATAACCCGTGTTAGGGGTTATTGGGTGAGAAGTCTACATTATCGATTGTAGATCTTCTTGTACTTTTCTTCGATTGTCAAATTGTCGTCGTGGTAGATGCTCATCTCACGATCATAGCAAATTCGTGCAAGGCAACAAAGCCTCCACAATTCGGAGGTTTCGTTCCTAGCTTGGCGAACTTTGTGCCATAGGATAGTGAGTGTGCACGACAGGACAAACGTGGAAACAATTGCGAGAATGAACATGATGAGTCCTTTCAGAGTGGTGTAACTTCTCATTATAGGACGTGTTTCAAATACAAAAAGCCTATAACCCGTGTTAGGGGTTATAGGTAAGAGTCACTCATTCTCCGGGTATCGGTACTTAAAGTATCCGTAGATGAGCTTTCGATCCATGTCTCGTAGTTCGTCACGGAGCCTTTCCGTTTCTTTCACCGCATCGCGGCGATCGATTTTGGTCAGGTAATAGTAATAAACGATGAGTAGGATGTTGAGCACAACGAGGATAGCAGGGATGATAAACATTGCGAGTCCTTTCAGAGTTGGTAGTTCTCATTATAAGGACTGTAAAATATGGAGTAAAGCCTATAACCCAAGTATGGGCTATAGAGCTTTTGAGGTTGAATCTTGAAGGTTTGATGTTGATCTGGGCGTGCCAGGATTCAGGTCACTTCGCCCCGAACAGGCGTGCGTAGTACAGCACGGAAGATGCGAGGAGGAAGGTGATTCCGAAAGCGATGGCGAGAGCCTGGATAGCGAACATGATGGTTCCTTTCAGAGTTGTTAGTTCTCATTAGGAACCGGGTAAAATTTGTGTAAAACAAAGCCTATACACCGTGTATGGTGTATAGGGTAGAGGGATCAGTCATTGAGGTCGTGATCAAGGTCACGCATGAGGGTGTCGAGCACCTCAGCCTTGGATGCGCCTTCAGCGAGGTCGCGGTAGGTGCGCCAGTACGAGGCGGCCATCTTCTTGATGGTGTTCTCGTAGCGGTCAGCAACATAGGCGAGCCAGATGTTGTAGGCGAAAGAGAGGGCGAGGAGGATGCAAACGACGTAGGTGAGTGCGTTGAACATGATGGTTCCTTTCAAAGAGGGTTGATGTTTCTCATTATTCGCCTCGTAGTTTTTGTGCGTATTAAAGCCTATAACCCGTGTTAGGGGTTATAGGTGAGATGGTATCTCAGAGGGGGGAATCCAAAAGATCACGGATCTTATCCTTGAGCTCAGAAGAAGCGTCAGAGGAGTAGATCAAGTCCAGTGTCTCTTGAGCGCGCACGCGATAGATCGCCTGCCAGTAGTTGTCCGTCAAGGTAGTAGCCTTTCGGGCAGCTTTTCTTGCAATACGATCATTGTTTTGCGCGAGCTTAAGGACACCGAGGGCGATGAGGCCTCCAGTGGCGAGAGAGGTCGCGTAGATAGATCCAATGAACATGTTGGTCTGGTTGAACATGGTTGTTCCTTTCTGGTAGAGATAGTTCTCATTAATATCCGCGTAAAATTTGTGTTAGTTCATTAAAGTTAAAGCCTATAACCCGTGTTAGGGGTTATAGGGGTTGAGCTTCACTCAGTCATAGAGTGCGTGCCAGATCTTACGCATGAGGTTATCAAGCGTCTCTGTGTGGGAGAGTGTCTCCATTTCGTCGAAGACTCCCCAGGTAGACTTCTGGATCTTTTCGATCTGAGTCTTGTAGTGGAGGGCCTTCGCAGATGCAAAGACAACGAGCAGGGACAGAATGATGATTGCGATGAACATGACAGTTCCTTTCTTGAGGGTTAGTTCTCATTAGAAACTGAGTAAAATATGCAAAAAACCTATAACCATTGGTTTTTTAGGCTATAGGATGAGTATTCAGTTGTCCAGAAATGCCAGGTAGCCGGCAACCCCAATCAGGAAAATCGCCCAAATCGGCACAATGAGTGTGCTGAGGAAGGCGAAACCATTGAGGATGGAAATGGCGGTGTAAAGCATGGCTATTCCTTTCAAAAAATGGATGAATAGTTCTCATTATGACGCGCGTAAAATATGACAGGGGCAAAAAGTCTATAATCCTAGGTTTTTAGGATTATAGACTTCAGAGAAGTTCTACTTACGGAACTTCAACATCGAAAATGCCTTTGAGGCAAGAACGTGTGTCTGTTCGTAGTTGAGGACCGCCATAAGACCGAGCAAGTACACCACGCCGTTGGCAATCGTTTCGGACGACGGCATGAGCTTCGCTTTAAGGTCAGAGTCCTTAGCGAGCTTGTGCAGTCGTTCGAGATTGCCAACAGCGGTGGTGTATTCACCGGTCGACGGGTCCTCTCCACCGAGCCAGTTAAGCACCTCGTTCTCGAGGTCCTCAGGTTCGTAGAGGCGTTCGACGTTAGACATGGTGAGTCCTTTCGTAGAGAGGGATATTTCTCACTATGTCCTGTGTTTTTATTCTGTTGGCTTCGTGACCTTCAGAATAATTGTGTCGCCATCCTTGAGATTGGACGGCTCGGCGGTGAAGTCAGCATATACATCATTGTGCTTGGTCACGACGAGGTTCCCGTGCGTGTCTGGCTCGTAGTTCTTGGAACTGACGCCAAGAGCTGCTCCGAGGAAAACCCCAAACGCAGTGATGGTCGCAGTCACCTCGTTCGTGTAGGGAACCCCCCACACAATACCGACCGCGTTAACAAACGTAGCCAGAGCCGGGACGACAATCAGCGCGACGCGCTTGAGAATATCGTAGGTTTTGTCATTCATTCGAGATCCCTTCCGTCAATGCCGTTAGGCATAATAGGTAGTTCGTCTACCTGTTTGAATACGCGACGGGCAAGTCCGTTTCCGCCGAGGTCAGAATACAGCTTGTATTCTTCCTCGTACTCCTCGTACTCGTCCATTGTGATATATCCGCGCTCTAAATATGAACGTCCGAGCGCGATGAGCTGAGTCCTGGCGACTTCAAGCAGCAGCTGGTCTTCGGAATTGTTGCGGTCAGATCGTGTCTTTACCCACATCCAAATTCCGGAGCTGCCTAGTAGTGTTGTGATTACTGGGTTCGCCAGTTCAGCGATCTTTGTTAAATCCACTTATCAGTGACCTCCTGTCCGTACTTATAGAATCGATCAGGCTGGATCTTGACTGAATACGTCGTTAGATCGCCACCACTCACGGTTCTCTCGATGATGTATCCGGTAAACATGACATCCATGATCACTGCCGAGACCGGTCGTCCAATCGGCAAATCATAAAAACGTTCCAACGGAACTTCATCAATATCTACAGATACGGATCTAAGAGGCTCACATCGAATTTCTTCGGTAGTCTGGCCCCATTCGCGATCATTACCTCCAGGCACTCCGGACTCGTAGCGGTATACACCTTGCCAGTCGGTCGTGTTTTGCATGTACGGGCGATTTTCGTACCATGTACGAATCCGACCTCTGGATGCCATCTTCCACATACCGTAGTCACTGGTTTTTCCAATGTACCAATGTGTTGGGGCAGACGGGAGCCGTCTAGTCAGTCTGGATGACGCCGAATCCAGGGGGCCCATATTAAGAATCTTTCCGCCATCGTTCAATGATTTGGCATACAGTATAATATCCAAATTGTTAGAATTGCCGTTGGTTACAGTAATGCCCGATGTGAAATACAATTGATTGTATAACGCAGCGTTATACATATCATCATATATACTCGTTGACGGGTCGAACTTGTCCTCATAACTTGCAAGGTCGGACGGAACAGAACCCCTCAGCCAATATACAAACCATCGGTTGGGGTCTTTGTTTATATCACTCAATAGTGTGTTGAATATCCCAATTGGCGAAAACGTGCTCGGATATAAATTATTATATGATCCGCATTTGTTGCGGCGTTTCAGCAATTCCCAAACCGAGATGCATCGAACTTCACTAATACCGTGCGATTCGTATGATATTTCCTCTACCACGAAGGGAGACTGCGTTGCTCCGAAACAGCACGCAACCGTTCCTGGTGGGTATGCGAACATTCCCTTACATCTGAATGTCATCGTAGCCGTGTATAGCGACTCTTTGATCAACGTGTCAAAAACGGGAATTGTTGAAAACGTTCCCATCGATTTGCCATTCAGTATCTGAACAACATTTGGCATTATTAAAGACTCTTTCTAACCATAACCATTTGCAACTTACAGTAACCTTTACCAACCGTATCGAGTTGGATCTTGGGCGGCTCTTTAAGAAGTCCAAGCCAATAAGACATGTTCCTAATATCAAAAGCCGGATATGATTCATAGGCATAGCACGCGGCCGCGTTTGCGTCATATCCACCAGAGATGCTGAACCGTCGAGTCCCATCAATTAGACCATTCATTGTAAATACTCCGGGGTTGCTTGTCGAGTTACCCTGGAGAACAGCTGCGAACATGTCCATATCGCCATCAAAAATTTTGTATCTTGAGTTTCCGATAGCTGGTAGGGACAACTTGAGTTCACGAATATCAACGGGTCCGATTTTTGGAGCGATCGACTCGATTGTTGATGTAATATCAGACACTGCTTGGCTCCAATTCTGGTTACCCAACCCCATATATAAATCGAATGTATAACCATACATAATTGGAAGTTTTGTCGAAATCGTGAATTCGATCGTAGCAGGAGACTCTGAATAGTTATACTTGAGTTCCCGGATAACACAAGCCTGTGTAAATGCTGACACTCGACCGAAGTCGATAGTCGGCGTAGTATATGTCGTAGTTTCCTTTTTTACATAATGGACCTCTGGAGCAATCAACGAGGGGTCAGTAAGTTCGACAGTGCTGATATTCTTAGATGAAAGATAGTCGAGAAAATATCTAGCTGAGCGTGTGGGAATTGGGACAGTGGGTGTCAGACGCATATTAATATCGATGTATTTCTCAGACATCGACGTAACGACGTTTCCCGTAAAATTGTATTCTCGATTCGGACCGAATGAACCGTTTATGATTTGTGCAACCCAACCTTCATATTCGCGATTCAAATATAAAGGTAGTTCAAGACCCGTGTAGGTAAGTATTCGGACCTTTGTATATGTCATGATAAGTTACATCCTCTTCATTCGCTCGAGCTGACGCTCAGTTTGACGGTATAGATCCGCCAAATCAAGAGCCTTTGGCGATTCATTGTATTGGTTGAAGACCATCGGCTTCTGGTTGTTACGCAGTTCGTCGCGGAGTGCTCGGATCTCCTGAGCAGTTTGACTGCCATTTTGAACCGAAGTTCCAACAATCGTCGCGTTCAGATCATTCATTGTGAGATCTTGCAGACCATTGACCTCGGACAAGTCAACAGTCGGCTTGATCACCGGGTTCCAATCTGCATCCATGTTAGCCATGGTGTTGACCATATCGTCAGCAAGACCAGACATTGCGTCAATGGCATCGCTTTGGTTGCGATCAATACCCTGAACAATACCTGCGACGATGAACCCAGCCGCGGTCGCGAATACACGCGAAGGCGAGTGAATACCAAGAGTACTCTTAAACGAGCTGAGAGCACTCGAGGCTACATTTCGCAGCTTATTGTAAAGGTTTGATGCTACCGAAGAAACACCATTGATGACACCGTTGATGATGTTACGGCCGATCGTCCCCGCCTGAGGCGAGAACTGATTAGCCATGCCTGTCAACCCATTCTTAATGAAATTGATGATCGACTTGATCAGCTTGTTAACCGCGGCTTGAAGCTCGGGCCCCTTCTGATCAATCGCATCACTGAATCCATTAATGAACGTGATGAGCGCATCCCAAGCGGCGTTCACGATGATGACGGCCTGAGAGGCCATACCATTGATCATTGCAGCAATCAGGTTTGCGCCCGACGCGGCTAGATCAGGAATCTTGGCTGTGATTCCATCGAGCAAAGCCTGCAATAGTGTAAGCAGAGCTTCCACCATCAGCGGAACACAGGTCTTGACAGTATCAATCCACCCAGTCAGCAGGGCCTTATAGGCTTCTGCGAACTTTGGCTGGTTCTCGACAATCGCCATTACCAACTGGAACAGAAGATCGATGACTGTCTTCAAGACATCAGGCCAGACGTTGCGAAGGGTCTGGAGCATACCGGATATGAATGTCGTCCAAATCTGAATCAATTCAGGCATCTTCTGCTTCATGATCTGATATACCTGACTGATGAACTGCCTGATAGCAACTCCAGCCAAGATAATCAGTTCATTCACAGCAGGAGTAAATGCCCGTACCACGGACGCGAGAGCATTGCCCATTGCAGGAGCAGCATTCTCAATAGCCGTGAAGATTCCGATAAGAGCGGCCTGGATAGCAGGCGCTGCAGAAGCCAGAACAGCTGCTGCTGCTGCGATACCAGAAGCAATCGCGACAATGCCTGCCCCGATTGCCGGTCCAGCCATCGCTGCAATAGCCAAGAAGGTCGTAAGCACGATGGTCAGAACAGTGAACGCAGTTACGATACCAATCACAACAGCGCCCAGAACACCAATGGCCACCGCCAGAGCAATCAGACCAGGGGCTGCGCCAATAGCGAGATACCCCGCAGCGATGAGAACACCCAAGCCAATACCCAGAGCCCAAAGGCCATTGGATAGCTGATCCCAGCTCAATCCAGCGCCTGTAGACAGGGCTGTAAAGAACATCTGCAGGGCGAATGAGAGCATCGTAATCGCCGCAATACCAACAATGGCTCCCTGTGCCGCAAACGAGACTGCGACAATTGCTCCAACGACCAGAAGTAGCTTGCCGATGGAACTGAGAATCTCTTTCCAGCCATGATTAGCGATCAATGCAATTGCTCCGACTGCTACGTTCATGGCGAGGGCCGTCAAAAGCAGTGCTCCAGCACCTACAATGGCGGTTGCCGGCATAAGGTTCGCGATTGACACGAGAAGTAGTACTACTGCGGCCAAACCAACCAGCCCTTGGACCATCTTGACTGTGTCCATGAGTCCCATTGCCATTACGGCAGCCGTGAGCATTTGAATCGAGAATGCGAAGGCAACCAACATGAGCGAAATGGTTCCCATTTTGACGAGATCTTCGGCCGATTTATTGAGCAGTTTAACAAAGCCAACCAGAATCCCCATAAGAACACCAACAGCAAGGATGCCTTGGGCAATTACCTTGATCGGTAGGAGTCCGAGCGCGATGATCGGGATGACAAGCATGTTAATGGCCATAGCCATAGCCATAATCGAACCGACGCCGGCCATAATCGATCCAGAATCCTTGCTCAGCTGCTTAGCGGCGAATGACATCCCAAGTACCAACACCGTAATAGCGCCGATACCTTGAGCGACCGTGCTGAGCTTCATGGACCCAAGGATCGCGACAGAGACAGACATCAGTAGGACTGCAATAGACAAGGTCATCATCGCTCCGATGACTGCTGCCATCTGTGTTTTGTTGATCTTCAGATCGGAGATCTGAGATAGAGCGACGACCAGAACCTTCGCAAGGACCCCGATCGCGACTGCACCCTGAATTAGCTGAGGAGCCGGGATCATCGCAAGGACAAACAGTGACGCGGCCAGAATACCCATCGAAATTGCGATCTCTCGGAGAGCTTTGGCTTTAATCACCTCCTGCATAGACTTCAGAGCGCTCGTCAGGGAGTTGAAGACACCACTGATGGAGTCTCCGATCTTCCCAAACTTGTCGAACATGCCACTGAATGAATCAGTGACAGATGTGAATCCCGTCAAAAGATTCTGAAGGGTCTTGAAGCCCATACCCAAACCGCCACCGAGCAGAGCACCCGACAGAAGATCCGAAATGGACAGATCCTTAAGACTGGAGCCGAGACCAGACCAGAAAGTCTGAATCATCTTACCCGCCTCGTCGAACGCCTTTCCGATGTTCTTCTTGAAGTCGCCGAACGCCTGAGATTCAGATGCAAATTTCTTGATCTGATCGATACCCTTGGTGAGCCATGTGATCAGGTTTGCGATTGCCTCAACAACAGACGAGCAGAACTCGACAATCCCGGTTGCAGCAGTGTAGATGAATCCACCAACTGCTCCTAGAGTATCGAATGCATCAGAGGCTGCCTTACCGAAGGTCGACAGCCCATTAGCCGCGTTGTCAGCTTCGTCTCCGAACCCTCCAAATATCTTTCCAGTAAGTTCGCCTAGCTTTCCGAACAGATCGATGATGCCGTTAATCAGCTGCCCGAATGGGCCGAACGACTTCATCATGTTCTTGAAGCTGTCGCCGATGGAAGACAGGAAGGTATTGTTGTCGAGGTGAGTTCCGATGTTCGCGAAGATGTCGCCCAGCGCCTTACCAAACTCCTTGACCGCCTGCGCCTGGGGTGCGAACGTCTTAGCGATGGTATCACCGGCTCGGCCAAAGGCCTTGCCGACTGCCGAAATCGAATCCCTCATTCGCTTGGTGGACTCAGCCCAGGATTCGGCCAACCGTGGGGAGGCGTCATCCCAGAACTTCTTAAGACCCTTACCTGCGCTTTCGACGGCACCTCCGAGATGCTTACCGATAGTCTCGCTGATCGGGAGAATGGAATCCGAGAAACTCTTGACCTTCTCAGACCACTTAGGTCCAATCGTGTCAGCGAGCTTTGTCATTGTCTCGAGGAACCCGGATCCAAACCCGCCGAAAGCAGACTTGATTTTCTCCATGGGACCGCCGGCTCCAGAAGCGAAGCCGAAGATCGACCCGACGACATTCGAGATGGCATCACCGAATGGTTTGAAGACGTTGTAGGTAGCCTTCTTGATCGTCTCGATGAACTCGCCGAGCGGCTTGAGGACTGCCTCGATGACAACCTTGAGCCCGTCGAAGATCGGAGTGATCGTGACATCTGCAACCGCGTACATCCAGTCTGCAAGCTTCTGGAACTTGTCGACAATCCAGTCGAGGACCTTAGCCAGGCCTCCGAGGATGTCGGTCCCGCCGAGCATCTGTCCGAACCAGTCGCTGAAGACAGAGACAATGTCGCCGACCTTCGCCGCGATCAGGATCATCGGCTTGATGAAGATCCCAGCAAGGATCATACCGATCTTGAAAGCGGCCACACCGATTTGAACAATGGCCGAGGCAAACCCGATTAGGACCTCGAGAACTGGCGAGATCAATTGACCTGCCATTTTGAAGACTTTGCCAAGGTTATTGGCGAAGTCGTCAGACATCATCAGCCACTGCGAGATCGAGTGACGGAAGTAGTAGCTGAAATCGTAGAGAGCCTTGCCGGCGTCTCCTTGGAATGCGCTGAAGAAGCCTTCGCCAATCGCCTTAAGCGGTTTAGCGATAGCGGTCCACAGCTCGCCAAGGCCGTACCACCATTCTTCCCAACCGCCGAGTTCGTCCCAGCGATCGAGAATGCCCTGAATGGCATCAAAGAAGTTATTGATGCCATCGTTGACGACATTGGACACAGCAGTCCACATTGTGCGGGCGCGCTCGAAGTCTCCGAAGATAGTCCTGAAAATAGAGGCCCACCCAGAGCCGAGTGCTTCCGCCGTGGTGTCGATCAGCTGCGAGAAAGTCTTAACCTTCGTCGCGGCGTCGTTCGCAGTGTCCGCGAGACGCATGATTTCGTCAGCCTGCTGCTCGGTATACCCAGCGTTCAACAGCTGCTCGCGAGACAAATCACCCGTGTATTGGGTGAGAGTCTCGATCATGATCTCGGAGGTAAGCCATCCGCTCGAAAGAGAGTTTCGGAACGACCCAGCCTTGTCGATCATCTTATCGACTTCGACGCCGTAGGTTCGCGCAGTTCGCTTCAGGGCTTCCTGGAACTGCTCGCCGCCCATTCCGGCGTTCACGATTGAATTCCAGTCCTGAAGCTTCACGACACCTGTCGACAGTGCCTGCGACAACTGATACATCGCAGTGGCGGCCTGTTCGGACGTAGAGCCAGACATGGCTGCTACATTCGACAGACCTTTGATTGCGGCCACCGAGTCTTTCAGACCCACGCCAGCACTGGTAAACATGCCGATGTTACGAGTCATCTCCGTGAAGGAGTAAATCGTCTTATCGGCGTATCGATTTAGCTCGTCAAGGGCTGCGTTGATGGTAGCCGTGGTCTCGCCCTTACTAAATGTGTTCGCCTGAATAGTCTGAACAGCATTCAATTGGTTTTCGTATTCGCGGAAGCCATCCATGATGGGACCGAAAGTGAACGAAGAAAGGACTGAGCCGCCGGCCATAAGAGCCTTGGATGCGATGTTACCCATGGCCACCGATGCAGCGCCGGCGAGCATGGAAAAATTAGTCGACGATATCTTCGCAGCAGCTCCGACGTTCGCAGTAGCAGCTGCTGCGGTCGTGCTGTTGTTAACGATGGAGGTATTTACATTCTTAACTCCGTCGGCGATACCGCCCATACGCTTGGACGCGTCCTGGGCTGCCTTACCAACGTTATCCAGACCGTCGGTGCTCTGCTTAAAATTCATTCCCGACTTGAGTCGGTCAACATTTCGCAGAACTCCATCAACACGAGACGTAAATTTAGAGTCGTCGAGCTCGAGGGAGACGACCTTATTCTCAATAGACTTACCCACGAATACTCCTTTCGACCATTCTATCGATTTCGTCGAATATAGGCTTCATAGCAGGGTTTATATAGTCTTTACCCTGCACATAACCGCCCTGACGAGTTCCGTGTCCATATTGCAAGATAATCGCAATAGGGACCTTATTGTTGATGTTGGTGTTATACCAAACGATCTTAACGCCTCGCTTGGTCTGCTTTACTTTGTATGCCCATGAATTGGCAGTTTTACCGGTACCAACCGGTGTATTGGCCCGGAGGGCTGCCACGCCGCGTTCGCCAGCCGTAGCCAACGTGTCACGAAGCTTCTTATTCTTGACTTGTGACAACCATTTTGACATATCAAACTGGCCATCAAACTTCATCTCGATCATGGCAGCCCTCCTTTCTGTTAAGACCAGAGTGTGCCGTTAGACAGCTCATACTGCAGGCACTCAACCGTACGGTAGCCTGCGACACCGTCGACTTCGAGGTCGTGTCCGCGATCCTTGAGATGCTGCTGGAGAGCCGCGATCGTATCAGGGCCGATGAGACCATCAACCTCGACACCCAGCTTCTCCTGAAGAGCCTCAATAACCTGAGAACCCTCAGGATCCTCTTCGGTCTCCCAGCCAGTACCAGCTCGCGTGACATCATCCTCAACGTCCGGATCTTGACCGGAGATGATTCCGTCAGCCGGAGTGTTGAGCGAAGCCTGGAGGGCGTATGTTGTAGCGCGACCCCACCAGGCATCGGTCATAGAATTCGTGCCCTCGGAAGAGTCCTCAGACTCTTCGTCAGACCACTTAGGCCTAAGGACACAAGCGATCCCGTAATACCGCTGACGACGATAAACACCGTTACCGGCGCTCTGGGAACCGGCATTAGATGGGGAGGTGTTACCCTCGATGGTCTGGAGCCATCCCCCACCCAGGTTCGCTTCGACGATACCGACATGGTCTGTAGCACCATCGGAATCCCAGTCGAAGAGAACGACGTCTCCTCGCTGAGCGTCTTCGATGTCAACCTCGTCCATTCGAGAACGGGTGACATCGGTATTATACGAGAGGCCACCAATGGCCTCAGCTTCGCCTGCCATGTCAAAGCACATGGAGGTGAAGCACATACACCACCATACCGACTCGGACGGACCGGCCAGCCACGGCTGGTTCATCTTCTTAGCAAGCCAACGGCCTGCCTCACTGCCGGGTTCGGGGTCGTCGGGAGCGTAGTAGCCGATGCGGTACGCCGCGTGGTTGAGAACTTCGTCAATCTTGCTCAAGATCGCACTCCCTCAAAAACTTGTCGATCAGAATCCTCGTGCGGATCAGGCCCAGCAGGTCGCTGAGCATCTGCAGGAATATCATTCATCCTCTACTCCCTGTTCTAGCCCGTCGGGCTTGGTTCATAGCCGCACGCTGGGCTGCAGACGCCCTAGCGTCAGGCTTTTGGTTGTTCTGTTTGGCTGCGGCGAGACGAATCAGCGTAAGTAGTCGATTCAGGTTCCACTTATCGCACTCAAACGGGATGCCCAGCTGAATCATGTACCAATAAATCAGCTCACTGGTCATGACATCTCGGGGTCCTCCGTTTGAAGGCGGGTTCCATAGAACTGTCGCCGTTGCGTTATCAGACAAATAGTCTGCTATTTTGACTTGGACCGACTGATCCAAGCGCTTGACAAAGTCGTGATGGAGAGGACGGTCCGACATACACTGAATGTAATACACCAACTCTTCACCTGTCTGCGGCGGGGTTTCCAGGAACGATCTCTTGTAGACCGATTCCCACTCAGCCACTGCGGACAGTGAATGCGTAAGAGTAACAGTGAATGGCTCCAATGTAACAAACGTGTTAGTATGCTCGTCGAACCGCTCCTCTCCCTCAAACTTCAGCTCTAACGAGATCACGCCAGAAGTGTACGCATCTCGTTAGGCATAACCAGCGTCGGAACAGCCGCGCCACCTGCACCCGCGGACACGCCATACAGCTTGTCCGCGAGCTTCTTATACTTCTGGGCATCAAGCTTCGAAGAGTCAACGGTGACGACCGACACGGGCTGGAAACCGTCCAGCTGGACGGGAATAGTGGAGCATTCCCATGAGAACGAAATAGCCTCAGGGCTATCCGAAACCGTGTTGTAAGCACGCTCCGAGGGTGCCGCCATAGCGCCGTAGATGATATGAAGGAGCTCCCCGTAGGAATCGCCCTTCGTATCGTTTCCGAGTCGCGTACAATAAGAGAACGCGAAACGTGTGCGAGGCTGCTGACCGAGAGTCACACCCTTGACGAGCTGCGCTGTACCATCGCACAACGCGAACTCGTCGGGATAGGTGTATGCCTCGATCGTGAACTTGAACGAGGGTGCCGACAGAAGCGTAAGATACTTCAGGTTGTCGGCATAAATATCGGAAGACTCATCGCCTTCCGGGGTTTCGGTCACGGTTTTGAGCCCATTCCAGGCTACACCCTGGCCATAGCGGTTCTGGGCATTATCGAAGGGGAACAGAACACCCTTCGACACGCCGGTGTGGTAAATATGGGTACCTTCTTCGTCCCACTTGATTTGCGGCATGTGTATCTCCTTATAGGTATATGGAGAAGACGAAATGATTAATTCCGTCGCTAATGAACGTTTGATCAAGAGACGAATACGGGATCTTGAGAATCTCATCGATCGCATCCGGCTCTGGTTCTTTCGTGATCAGAGTAACTGAGTACTCCCGAGCGCCCTTGTATGGTACGTCCGAAGCATGATTGACTTCGATCTTCGAAAGGTGAAAAACAATTGCGGGGTATCCAATCTTCAGATTCTCTGGAGGTTGGAAGTAAACGCGATTGTGTTTAACGGCCTGCTGGAGTAGGTGCAGGAGGTCTTTATACGTGCGCATAGAGACCTCCTAGGTTGATAGTAAGCCTCGGATAGGCCACCCCAATGGATTGTACCTCCCATTTTGATCCTTTATAAACGACATACTTGAGCGTTTCCAAGTAAGTCTGGATCTTCGAGTCCAGCAGGATAGATACCTCATTCGTGAGACGGAGGTTGGTGTTGACTGAAGATGCATTGTCATTCCGAACGTAGAGACTACGGATAGTCCCCTTAGCCGGAAGCTCAACAACGTTCTCGAGCCAAACACCTTCCTCCGTCTCCTGAGTCATCACAAAGCCCAGCTTACCGCTGAAGCGTGACATTGAATCAGGCCTTCTTGCGAGAAATCGTCAGAGCCGAGTAAGGCGCAGTCAGAGAGCCAGACAGGCGCGTCTCGGCGAGGTACTTGTACTGGTTGAAGTCGAGATCAAACGTCTCGGCCATACCAAGTTCCGCGCCAGCATTGGACCCGATGGTGTAGTCGCGGAGATCCACGACGATACCCAGCAGCTCGTGGGCTGCGCCCTTGAGCTCGTGCTCCAGTCCATCGAACTGAGGCACTGTCACAATCTTCGTGACACCGAGAGCACCTGCGAGCGCTGCTTCAGTGTCATAAAGGCGACGACCATTCTTGTCCTTCAGGAGAAGCATACGAACGAGTCGCTTCTTCGAGATGAACAGGATCGGCGAGCCAGACCCTTCGAGGTCGGCCGATGCCATGACAATGTCGTCGACAAGCGTCTCATCGGTGGTAGTAGCCTCAAGCGACTTGTGAATCGCATAGAGATCGTTCTCCTTGATAATGGGGCGAATCGCCTCATCATCAACTCGATCCGGATCTGTCATCGTGCGGCCATCCCCGATAAGGATAGCCCTGGCAATTTCCTCCGAGAGCTTACCCTTCATCTCGGACTTAAGCCAGGCCACGACATTGAAGTCTGTAATATCCACGATGTCATCTCGGTCCAGACGCTGCTTCTTGTAAATGGTCGTCGGGGACGTGGTGCGGGTCAGAAGCTTGATGACTTCGTCAGTCTTCTTCTGCGCCTTCTTGGCGTAACCCTTCGCACGGGCCTTATCATCGCGGATGTCAGCGAAGATAGACTTGATGCGAGCGAATGGGCTATGCTTCGTACCATTCATAACAACCGAAACCCAAGACTGGTCTCGGTCCAGGAACATCGGCTCGTCCGAGACGCTCTTGGCATCGGGGAAGAGATAGCCGATATTTTCAATGCCATAATCGGCATGGCGCAGCTCTTCCAGAAGCGTCGAATTGTTCCGCTTAGCCGTCTCGACAAGCTCCGCGAAATCCGAGTGAGAGAGCGTGTTCTGGGGTTCCTTGTCCCCCTCAAAGACGTTGTGCTTCATATCGTCTCCTTCATTGTTTTCTTCGTCGGTCTCTTCGGAGTCTTCAGACTCCGCATCAATGGCTGCTGCGATCAAATAGTTCACAGCTTCCATTTGCTCCTCGGTAAGGGTCGAAAGAACCTCACCGATTGTCTTGTCCCCGTCGGGGGACTCATCTTCGGAGTCGTCCGATTCCTCGGAGCCCTCGAAGTCTTCGTGGACGGCGTCTCCGTCACCCATTTTGATAATGGCGGCATAGCCGTCACCATCGCTGTGCGCCATAGACACATTCTCGATGGTTGCCTTGGGGTTCGCGCCCTTCAGCACCAAGGAGACTTCGACAATGTTGCCATGTCGAACGATGTTGCCATCCTGCTTCAGGTGGTTGGCGAAAATTGATAGAGAGGTCACATCGCCATGCTCGATCAGTTCGCGTGCGTGCACCGCCTGATCGGAACCATTGAAGAAGCCATAGGCGTAAACACCCTCTGGCTTCTTTTCAAGTTGGGCATGACCCAAAACGTTGGTCACGTTGTCGTGACCATGCTGCCAGACGAGGGGCACAACAGCCCCATCGTTTTGTTCAAATGCCTGGCGAGCGATGACACGCCCGTCCGAGCACTTGACATTGGCGACAGTCGCCCACCCATCGAAATCTGCAATTCCATCAGGTATTGTCATTTTGACCTTCCTCGTTAGATCGTTGATCCGCATTCGCGGATGATGTATAGGGATTCGCCAACTGATCCGCCTTGGGATCCGTTGATTGCGGCAAACCAATGATGCTTCGAATTTCATTCGGCGTCATAACCTGGTTGGTGATGAATGTTTGCGCCATTGAGGCAATCGAATCCAATGACGTTGCCGCGAACGGATCTCGGACATAGATAATCCGCTGTCCCTGAGATCTTGCAGTCTTGGTCAAGAAAACCATTGTCGCCGATTTTGTAATTGTATCCAGAATCGGCTTGACAGTCCTATTGTAATAACTCAGATTGGTCTCGGCGTCAGCAGTACCGTTTACGACTGATTCAGTTAGTCCCAGAGCGTTGTATAGCTGCTCAGACAGATACTTTACCTGATCGAGAAGATTGTTCTCAACTGGTCTGTTGAGCTGTGTGATCTTCTCAGCTCCGTCGACGTATGCAACACCGATTTCGGAATTTCGAAGCTGCTGCTCGATTGCCTCTCGACGAGTCTCAGCTTGCTGCTGGCGCAGTTCACCTCGGACCGAGTAGGGAAGCTGGATTATCAAATCTAGCTTCTTACCCAGAGCCGAATTGTCGATCGCGTCTAGTGCGTCGAGCTTTCGAGCTAGCCTGTTTGCAAGAGAGTTGTTTGCAGATGTCACATCATACAGCGGCGAATACACAATTGCTGCGGAGTTCTTCGAGATACGGATTGTCTCTCGATTTCCGCTACGGTCGTTATACAGATTCACGTCAACTGAATCGGTGTACCAACTTTCAATACGCCCAACCCGAAGTGATAGAACATCAAACGATCCTTCTTCATTCAGGGCTGTATCGGTGTCAACCGGAACTAAAACAGCGCTTCCAGTTTCGAGCATGGTGTATACAAGTTCGTAGATCAGTGCGTTGGATGTCTGATCAATGTTGGCCATGAGCGACAGACACTCGTTAAGGTTTGAATCCTTCTCGGAGTCATACCTGCCATTTTGATCTACCTTGACATGTCGAATTGGTGTATTCGATACATCAAGAGCGATCTTATTGTACAAAGTCTGGACCAAATTAGTTGAACCGATAGATCGGTAACTTGGCCTGTATTCGCTGGAATTGCTCCGAGCGTATCGCTCAGGATGATCATGCATAAACACGTTCCATGCACGTGTCAAGCGGGACATTATACCCATATAACCTCCTCTCAACTAAAGTCGTCTAGCTGGTTACGGTACGCGACCCACGCATCCATGAGTGCCGCAACCGAGTCAATTTTAAGGTCCATCCTCTTTTTGAGGATCTTCCGGTTACCATTAGTGTCCTCGAGGGTAATGGTGTTACCCATTGCCCATGAGAATAGCTCCTGATCGAAGATGAGTCTTCGGTCTTCTGCCAAGCTCTTGAGTTCACCCAATGGAACCGACTCGGTGCGAGCACCCTGAATGACTTTGTGGATGCCGTAAGGACCATTATCGGTCGCCCAACGTTCAACAAATTCTCTGGCATTGTATGGGTCATACCCGAACGCTCTTACATCATACTCTGATCTCAAGATGTACTCGTCGAGATCCGTGTAGACTTCGATCATATCAAGAATTGTCCCGTCCATGACCTGGAGCGAACCTTCTCTGATAAATGACTCATACTTCGCGCGTCCGGCAGCTGGTAGCTTGTCGAATGTTCGCGTCGTAATATATGCTCGAGTCTTAACCCCGAAATCACCTGTCGGTAACGGGAACAAGAACGTGAATGCGCAGAAATCATCTCCTTGAGAGAGATCTGCGCCCATAGCACACGGCATCTGCCAGAATTCCCGGGGATTGTGAGGGATTGTTTCCTCGTAAGTGAAGAAGTACGTGTATCCCTCACATGGGATGCCGAATCGTTTTGCTAAAATATCATTCCTCGCCGAAGGAACATTTTCAGCTCGGGCAACGTCCCTTTGATATGTATCGTAAGACACAGTCTTTCCTAAGTTCGGCTGCGCCTTAATCCACATATTAGGGTCAGCGACCTCGCGCACATCATCCAGTCGGTAATACCAAATCGAAGAGTGCGGGTCATAATACTCGCCCTTAAGGATCGAAAGTAATTCCATTTTGATGGAATCGCCGACACCGTTACGGACTGTACCCTCAGACGAGACAGCCAGGATAACCCAGTCGTCCACTTTTGAAGCACCCTGTTCCAAAGCTGAGATGACGTTCTGACGAACATCGCCAGACAGCCACTCATCAATGGTATTTACCTTGGTGCGCAACCCTTGAAGCTTGTCGACATTCATAGGTCGGACTTCCAATAGAGAGTTTGTCGAGAAATTCTCGATACCCTTCTTGGTCGGTGTGAGCAACGACCGATTAGCTTTCGCCCCTACCGTGGCGTGGACTGTGCCGGCGGACAGAAACTTGAACAGAGGTCCCCTACTGCGCGTGATGGCAGTCTTAAAAGGGGATAGTGTTTCTTCCGCCTGTGGCATGGTCGGTGCGGTCGCGATTTGGTGGGTTGTTGTTGGATCAATCGTGAGGAAGTATGCATGAATGAATGCCATATACATGGACTTTGCAGCTCCACGCGCGACGATCAGATACTGTTTATTAACCAAGCGCCGCTTAATGTCCACTTGGACATACTTGCCGTTGTGGCCAGTTTCGTCGGGGACGAACTTGGTCACCTTCTCAAAGTAAAACCACGAAAGTAGTGATTCAGCCCAGAGCTTGAATGAATCAAGCAGCGTAAGATCGCTACCATCAACAAGGGTCATCTCGTTCTCACAGAAAGCGACGAAACCGTCGATGGCTTTGTCATCGTAGTAATACCTTGGATTGGCGATCAGGTCGTCAATGCGATTCATCTCCATCTCAATTGTGTGAGAGACGGGGATTTCTCCGGCGAGTACCTTTTCGCGAAACTCGGCGTAGTATTTAGGTGTGGCAGTGTTAGAAAGTGCCATACCTACTTCTTCTTATCCATCGAGTTCTTAAGGATCGCGTCGAGATTAAACGAGTCCTTGGCCATCTTGGCGATGCCAGCATACTCGGTGCCCTTGAGCTTGGAGTCGAGCGCCGCGGTGAGCATGTCGGTTGCCGTACGGGCCGCGTACTTCGTCAGGTTCTTTCGAGCCTCGTCGACGAAGAGGTCTGCGGTCTTGGCCAGAGCACTCCTATTTTGATTCTCGTACTCCTTGAGCTTCTCCTTAAGTTCATAGTTTTGCTTCTCGAGATTGAGTCGCTTATTCTGCTCGATCAGATCAGTCGAGGACAGGTGACGAGGAGCTTCCTTCCGCAGAGAAGCGGTAATACCGCCCTTAGGAACTCGCTGCTTCTCGAGTTCTTTCTGCTTCTTCTCGGCTTCCTTAGCAGCTTTCTTCTCTTCAGCCTGACGCTTCTTCTCAGCTCGCTCAGCTTCCTTCTGCTTCTTCTTTCGTTCGGCTTCGGCCTTGCGTGCTTCGCGCAGCTTCTGGTTCTCAAGCTTCTTGCGCGCTCGTTCGGCAGCCTCCTGAGCCCGCTTAGCCTTATTCGCAGCGTGCTTTTCGGATGCGGCTTTAGCCCCCCTCTTCGCGGCAGAAGCGGCCTTCTTAGCCGCAGCTGCTGCAGCCTTAGCAGCCTTCTTCAGCTCGGATTCGTGCTTCTTGCGTTCCTTCTCGGCAGCCTTTTCAGCCTTAGCTCGTTCCTTTTTGAACGCCTCAGCATTGACGGCTTCGCCGATCTTCTTCTTCTCTTCGACGGAACGAAGTCCGCCTCCACCAGAAGATTCAGTCTTCTTACGGACGCCCCACTTCATGCCGAGCACCCCGTAATGAGACAGATAATCTTCGCTCATGGTTTTCTCCCATCATTGAATGGTCAACCGCCATTCCGACTCTTGCTTCAGAGCCTCTATCGCCTTGATGGCAAATGAGGTCTGAGGCGGGTCAAACGCCAGGCGAACCGAGTAGTTCACGTACTGACGCAAAATTCGACCGAGAGCCGTGGCGGGGTAATCTGCCTCGGAAGATTGGATGGATTCTGCTTCGTGGTTTAGCTGTACTGCTACTGCCAAAGCATTGTTGATTGCATCCTTGATTTCGCTGTCAAATGATACATCATCCTCCATCAACCCGAGGTAGGTCTTAGTATCTTCGAGGATAGTCATCTACTCACCTACCATAGTTTGGTATCGCCGGGTGATCTCGGATTGAAATCATCGAGAGCCAATGCCTTGGTTCCGTAGTGGATTGCATTGTGGGTGTCTCGACTCACGCAAATAAGATTGTTGAGATCCCACATACACGGATCGAAACGCTCACACTGACTTGGAGTTAGCGGGTTTATGTGATGCACAACAATGCCGTCGTGGATCTCGTATCCCTTGAGACCCAAGTCACAACCAAGATCCCGCGCAATTACTCGAGTTCGAGCTTCTCGCCAAATATCACTTTGGTAAAAAGCCTGGTTCAACCACCTCGATCCGCCGAATGTCTCACCGAAAAATACGCCGTCAAGCGACAAATATTCAAGCCGCTCTTCAAATGTATGTAGATGGCTCAATTCATCGTAACTCAGCATCTGAATCTCCAGAATATACCTTGAAGGCTGCCAGTGCCTCAGAAACCAGCTCCTCGGTACGGGCAGCAGACTCAAGCGCCGAAACCTTGGCCTTGGCGAGTGTTGTGTCTGCCTCAAGCCGAGCTTGTTCCAGTCTTTCGCGACTGGAGCCCAGCTTAAGGAAATGGAGGATCACTGAATTGCTTGCAGTGCCGTCAAGAATCTGCTGTGTAGCCATATCCATAGCAGCAACGATAGCCATTCGTTCAGCTTCCTCGGGAGACCGAGGTGTTTTGGTCTTCTTTTTGACCATTTCGCGTCCTTTCTAATACTTCGATCTGAGTTTTCGCCTGCCCCAACCCGCGCCTGGAAAGGAGCAAAGAAACAGGCGTGAGAACTAACAGGGCTGGGGCAAGCCAAAACCCAAATCGAAATATACCCCCGGAGAATTTCCAAGGAGATCGGAAGAGCACACGTCTGAACTCCAGTCACCATGC